CTGTACACCACTAGTCTTTACTTCATTCAGATATTGCATATATATTTGTGGCTCGCCAATACATCTCTTCTGCAAGGCGTGCTTTTTTGTAATCGTTCATCGTGCCATTATTGGCTAGTATGCGCGCATAGATATTCTCCCTGCGTGTGGACCACTTCCAGCTCATGTACTCAACTGATAATCCGGTGGCACGCGGGGCGACGGCAACGATGCCTTTCTGCATAAATTCATTCATCATGTTTTTTGTCAATCTCCTAAAAACCCAGTCTATCATGGGCCTGTTTTTTGTAGCTTCAAGGTTCTGCTCAAGTGTCCTGATGGGCTTAAGCTTAACGTCGAACGAAGACATTTCTATCTTCGGTATCAAAATGCTACGTGTATATACATTGGTTGACCATCTACCGGTCACTTCCTTAAATTGTGTAGTGTCGTGCCTCAATTTTATCGGCACAACTGTATTTGTTACAAATGTTTTTGCTAGGTCGTGGTCACCTAGCGAAGAAAACTGCTCAATAGCAGGGGTACTGATTATATCACCACGCGTAATCTCAGCGTCGGGCAGGGACAGCCAAGAATGGGAGTAGGGTTTGTAACCTGCACCCCCAACAGAGCTGGGTGTATGAAGCCAACGTCTTGTATCACCTATGTTGAGCTTCAGACTACGAGATATATCTATAGCCGCTTCGTCTATCAATTGCACCCCCAGACGGTTGCCGAATCTGTGCCATTTATCACAAACCTCGGTGGCACTGCTAAAGCCAAACGGGACTATTGTTTTTACGGGATTGCTCCATAATATTGAGGTTGGAGATCGAGCAGGATAACCGTCAACATGGCCAGGGGTCATGGCGCGACGGAGGAATTCGTCCCTGGTCTTCGATATGTACGATTTCTTCGGGTGAACAATCCACCCCATGGCACGGTAGGCTGCCATCACGGCGATACAATCTTCCTTACTACCCAGGGAATAGTCACAGTCATCACCTTGGACATAAAGGTGGTAGAGTTGGGGGGTGCGGCCTGCCTCCGAGCACATATCGATGCTTAGTTGGGCTATAGTCAGGCTTATTATAGTGTCGATAAGAGCGGTCCACTTCCAGCCGGAGAGGACACCGTTTAAGTATTCATATATGCTACCGTCAACTGAGATGGTTCCCCCGTCAAGTGCATATAATATAAGGTCAAATACCTTCGTGATGTCGTCGTGGTATCTGGTAGCAGAGAGAAGCATGTAATATTTAAGTGCCTTGATAACAGCTAACACCATACTGCGTTTTTGTTGTTGGTCGAACTCCCCTTGATCAACTGGCATTCTCCAACCGTTAGTGAAGTGTGTCAGCTTCTCCCACATCTGCATTCTTTGGTCTTGTGTCATCCATAGTGTGCTGCGTTCATCACCTTTAAAGTACTCGTCCAGCATAGTTTTACTTATGTAGTCCATCTTTAAATATGTCCAAATATCACTTGAGATCACTGCTCTGGACTTCCTTACCTCCTTCTTCACGAATGCCTTTGCAAACTGCTTCCTTTTCCTGAGCATACCGTGTTTGATTGTGGAATTATTGACAGTCCAAGCGAAGGTCCACTTGCTGTGTTTTACTTTGACCGGTTTTCCGTCAATCACTTCATACAGGTTTGCTCTTTCCTCGGCCAGAACAGCACCACCCACACCCCATATAGCTCTATTGTTTATATACTCATCAACGGTGAACTGAGGCTCTACTGTCTTGAAGTTTTTTGCTACAACCTTGTGTACTGCATCATAGAACCGCTTGTCAAACTCGACGCTGTCACCGAACCATGTGTGTTCTTTGGGGGTCACCCAATATGCTACACTATCTTTAAATTTTGTTATGTCCACCTCCTCAACGTAATCTTTAAGCCTTGCTAAGTGACACAAATAACGCCAGTCACTATCTAGTTCTTCGCCCAAAAGAAAAGCCTCATCGCTGAAGATATCTGTATCCTTGTCATCGGTTAAAAGCCTCATCAGGCTGAATTTTTCAATTAACGCAGGCTTGACTTTTGCCAAATAATTTATATAAAAAGACCGAGCTAGGTCCATGTCTGCCTGCCCTGTAAACGACCAACATCTGAAAATCCCACTGAAACGCCTCCTCGCTAAACTCCCCTTACTAAGGCGTGCCTCTAGTAAGTTCTGTTCAACGACAGTTGGAACACTTCGTTTTGATAATCGTTTCCGCCAATAACTTGCGCGCCTGATTGCAATACTTCTATAATTGAACTCAGTATTGACGTTAAGCCAATCAGGCCGCTGCAATGATGTTATTACGTCTGCGAATCCGTCTTGTCCAACGGCGGCGAGTCTTTGCTGCCAGGAACGGCAAGGTTCTTGGGTTGGCCAGCAGGCTCCATGCCTGGTGCGTTGCCTTGGTTTAGCGTACTCCGATTCTGGGTTAAAATGTCGTAATTCACTTTCAGCTGTGAAATTTGGTTTCTAGGGGTGCCGAAATTTAGCTGTTTTAACTCCTTGTCCATCCGACCTTTCTGTGCAACATCGACAAAGTAACCGTCTCCCTTCGGCCTTGGTGCATCAGTGGTAGTAGCAGTATTGATAATAGAATTAGATAAGCGGCAATGGAGTAAATCTACTAGCACTGCAAGGTTTTCATTTGAGTCAGGGTCAAACAAGGCAAGAGATTCACCCCCTGGGTAGAGAATAGGAAGGGCAGTTGCAGCAGGCGTAAGAACTTCACAGGGCACTGGAAAAGCATTGCTGTTAGTGGTGAATTCCTCACACAAACGAATCCGAGTGCCACCAATACCGCTGTTAAAAAATGACCTGTTTGGGTCACAGCAGAAAATTGCCTTTCGTGCTAATGTCCAAGAGTCGGTTTTTACAAGGGACATTTGATTCTGAGCATAGGCAACGCGGGTAACGTCTTTAGATCCTGTGAAATCTGGAAGAATTATCTGCCAGTCCTCAGCACCGGCCATTTGTTGTTTACCAAAGACTTGATAAACGGTTTTCCAACGGCTCCAATCACGTACGAAATCTCTGCCGAAATTGGTAGTAAGAACCCAGTCAGTACGAACAGACGGGGCAATCAAAGGTGTCCAATTACAGTGTTTGAGACGATCTCCTATGGCACGCCAGGTGCGCTCTCGATTGTCAAGTAGCTCAGTTATAGACCGTGTGCCAATATTCTGCCAATAGCGCCAGGCACTTAAAGGCCAGCCAGCACTAGCCTGGTAGTGTTGACTAAGAGCATAGACCAAGCCGTTTAAATAAATATCGTCTTGCAGTAGACCAGGCAGGTTAGTCATATACATTGTTGCTGCGCGGCCTGATGTCACCTTTAAATCATCAGCTCTCCAAGTACCAACCATAGTTATCAAACCACTAGTGAGTAATGCAACAGCAAGCATGTCCTGACGAGGAAGAGACCAACAGTTGGGATTGTTTATGACGTCGACGAGGTCAACCATAGGTATCTCTAAAGCATTCATCCTATTAAGGTCACCGGCGTCAATAGCTTGATGACGCCAAAAAGCAGGCACGCCCGGTATCGGGGCTGCAGCATTGTACGACAATTGTTCATCTGTTCCATTGTAAGCGACTCCAAAGATACGACCATACTGTGGACCGATGGTTCTGTAGGACATCACACGAGCTAAGAACTCTCCACCTATTACATCACTGTCTGTTGACAGACCAAAGAAAGATATCCATTCCATAGCCTTAGCTCGCACCTGGGACCAGTTAACGCCTGGGCCTCCCGTTATCATAGCATACATAATGTCGCGCAGTTGAGCGCCGATGTTGGCTGGATTGTTGTTACCAGGCCACTCTTGATTTGCACCAACTATAACTTGCCCGGAAGGGAGGGCTGGCACACCTATAGTTACACTGGGTATATTGTCACCATCAGCGGCTGGCCAGATAAACA